CCACCATCTAATGGAAATGATAAAGTTGCTGACAGACCAAAGTTATTTGCAAAGGTATCTTTCTGACCAGTTCTTTCTAATCCATTTATTCCTGTGGTTGGGTCATTATCAATATCCGCATAAGATTCAAAAGGTCTGGAACCACTTTTGGATGTGGTCATAAAAGGAGTAAGATTAAATGTTGGTCCCTGACAACTTACTCCACCACCGTATGAGTTGGTCACGTATGGACCCTGTAGAACTTGTACTGCTTGATTAGTTACACTTCCTGTTGATGTTGCTTGTGGATTTGCAACAGCAGTTACAGGAGTATCACCTTCTGCATATACTGGAAGAGTAAAGACACTTAGGGCAAGGATTATTTTTAGGCATTTCATCTTATTGAGTGAAAACCGATAGTGAATCTGTAACAGATTGAATTGTCGTAGTCCTATTGACTGTAGTATCTTTTACTAATCCAGGACCCATATAAGTTTCTGAAAACTGAAATGGTTCTCCTTGATTAACAATTGTATATTGAGTTCCAAGAGTTGGAGTTCCTGGAACATTTACATTTGTACCCGTAACTGTATAACTAAATCCAGTTTGAAAATCTTGTTGCCTAATGACCTCATTTACGGTAGTGGTTGATTCTGTACGGGAAGTTACAGTACCACTCGTAAAGTTAGGTGTAACTGGAACTGCTAGGGAGGGCAAAGAAAACCCTAGCAGGAATAAACCTGCTAGGATATTTCTCATTTGAATACACTCAGTTCTACGCTACGTTGACCGATTGCAGTGGTTCCAGCACCACCAGCAGTAACTGTAAGAGCACCTGTAGATGTATCAATCGTACCTGCAAGAGTTCCTTTCTCACCTGCTGCTTGTGTGGTATTCTTACCATACAGAGTTGGTGATGTAATTGCACCATTGGTAACTGTCTGTGATGTGACAGTGCTGTCTCCAACAGTTAATGATTCTGAGAATGAGAATGCTTGGCCATCATTGTTGATTGAATAAGTACCAGCACTCATTGTAGCTGCTGCACTGGATGTACCACCAGTCAATCCACCTAAGTTTGAAACACCAATGTTAGTTCCCGAAACTGCATAGGAACTGCCGATTCTTTCTGTTTGTACCGCTGCACCCTGTACTGTTAATTGAACGGAATCAGTGATTGTTGATGTAATTTCACCTGCAAAAACAGGAGTAGTTAAGAATAACGAAAAGGCTAAAAGAAGTCTTTTCATTTTCTTTGTAATAAACACTACATTTATTTAGTTGACAGCACATGTATTCGGTGCTACAATAAATAGGTCTTAAGAAATGTAACGTTTCTTAATCTTCTGTAACCGAGACCATCAGAAGTAAAGTGTCTCTCATACCCACAATGGAGGGTGTTGTGGGATATACTGTAACCGTTCAGTTCCCCCTGAACTTATACTTACCCTTTTAACAAATGGCTGCTACAATTGCTTCACGCCGTTCTGGCGTTTCAAATACCTGGGAACAGTTCTGTTCTTGGGTCACTTCAACGAACAACCGTCTTTATGTTGGTTGGTTCGGAACTCTGATGATTCCAACGTTGCTTGCTGCAACGATTTGTTTCATCGTTGCCTTCATTGCCGCACCTCCTGTGGACATTGATGGCATCCGCGAACCAGTTGCTGGTTCACTCATGTACGGTAACAATATCATCTCTGGTGCTGTTGTTCCTTCTTCTAATGCTATTGGACTTCACTTCTATCCTATCTGGGAAGCTGCTTCTCTGGATGAATGGTTGTACAATGGTGGACCTTTCCAACTCGTTGTCTTCCACTTCCTTATCGGTATCTATGCCTATATGGGACGTGAGTGGGAACTCTCCTACCGTCTAGGTATGCGTCCTTGGATCTGTGTTGCATACTCAGCACCTGTTGCTGCTGCATCTGCTGTATTCCTTGTGTATCCTTTTGGTCAAGGTTCGTTCTCTGATGCGATGCCTCTGGGTATCTCTGGAACCTTCAACTATATGCTTGTGTTCCAGGCAGAGCACAACATCCTGATGCACCCTTTCCACATGCTTGGAGTTGCTGGTGTCTTCGGTGGTTCATTGTTCTCTGCGATGCACGGTTCTCTGGTGACTTCTTCGTTGGTTCGTGAAACCACTGAGAATGAGTCACAGAACTATGGTTACAAGTTCGGACAAGAAGAAGAGACTTATAACATCGTTGCTGCTCACGGTTATTTTGGTCGTCTTATTTTCCAATATGCTTCCTTTAATAACTCACGTTCGTTGCACTTCTTCCTCGCTGCCTGGCCCGTTGTAGGCATCTGGTTCACCGCTCTTGGTGTTTCTACGATGGCTTTTAATCTCAACGGACTGAATTTTAACCAGAGTATTCTAGACCATCAGGGACACGTAGTTCCTACTTGGGCTGATATTCTTAACCGTGCTGGGCTCGGATTGGAAGTGGTTCATGAGAGAAACGCACATAATTTTCCTTTAGACCTTGCTGCTGCTGAGGCAACTCCTGTTGCTCTCACCGCACCTTCTATTGGTTGATATAATAAGGAGGAACTCTTCGGAGTTCCTTTTTTATTTGCTAAATAGTTAAAGTTATGCTATAATAACTTTAACAACTAAAAGAACTATGAGAACCTGCAACATCTGTAACAAATCAAAACCACTTACAGAATTTTATCAAACTGTAAGAAACGGAAAACCTTATGGTCATCATGGTAAATGTAAATCTTGTTATGTAAAAAAACAGCAAGAAAATTATGACCCCATTAAAAAAAGAGATGAGAACTTAAAGAGAGTTTATGGTATTGGTATTGAAGAATATAATTCTCTATTAGAAAAACAAAATAGTCGTTGTGCTATTTGTGAGAGCACTGACCCCAAAGGTAGAAAATCTGGAAGAGGAGGCGGTGTAGATGTTTTTTATGTTGACCACGACCACAACACAGGAAAGGTGAGAGGATTACTTTGCAATATTTGCAATAGAACTATGGGATATATTGGTGAAAATTCTGGAGTATTAGAAGAAATGATTAAATATTTACAAAAACACCAATGACCTTCCTCCACATCCTCCTACTCTTCCAACTCTTCGGCATACTCCTTTTCATAATGTCCATTACACAATACCTATGATATCTTCCACAACTCCATATAAACTTGCAGAAATTATCAGAGATACTTGGCCCAATCTTTACAGACCTATGAAAATGCCTTATAATCATCAAAGCACTGAAAAGCAAAATGATAGAAAGGATTAACGAACTTATCGCAGAACTTGGATGGGAACCAACGGATGAGATTGTAGTACAAGTTGGTGGAGTTGCTGCAACAGGAACTGCCACTCATCCAGATGCAAATCCAAAGTGGGCAAAACCTTGTGGGTCCGTTACCTATCAGAATGATGCCTTTATCGTCATCAAAAATGTCAATCGTAATCCTGTAGTACCTTCGCAACCAAAGAATGAACAAGTATAATAGCGAAGATTATTTCTCAGTCATTGAAACTAAGACTGGAAGAAAGATCGTTGATTGTGGTGAAGAACGAGATGCATTAGAAATGGTTTCTTTTGATCCTGCCAATCGCACTTATACTAGAAATAAGTTTCTGATGGGCCCAGTGATTGATATTGAAATGCCCAAAGCTTTACCAACTTCAAATATTACAGTATCTAATGTCAAGGAAAATGGATGTGCCCCTCGTCATGAACAACTAAAAGATGCTGGACAAATCAAACTTCCACAAGGTCAAGGAAAACCATTCACTTCATAAATAATTTTTCAATTTATAGAACCTATGAAATTCACAGTTTATTCTAAAGACGGTTGCCCATATTGCACAAAGGTTCAACAAGTGCTAGAATTGGCAAATCTTGAGCACGTTGTTTACAAACTTGACAATCAATTCACAAGAGAAGAATTCTACGCAGAGTTTGGTCAAGGTTCTACATTTCCTCAAGTCGTAGTTAATGATCAACACATTGGTGGTTGTTCAGATACAGTCAAATATCTTCAGGAGCAAAAACTAGTTTAATGGAAAGCACTTTTAACGAAGTCTATTATGACGTTGAACAAGCAATTGATCTTGCTTTTGAAGGTCATTTTGTGTTAAAATTCTATGATTACCTTAAGATAAAGGGAATTAAAAAAGTTGAAGTTGAAGCGTTCATTGAAAGTGCTACTGCTGCCAATATCAACAATGTTGTAATGGATCTAGATGAATATCTAGAAGGTGGCTCAGATGATGTTCATAAACAACTTCGTGAAGCTTATGGGCATATTCCAAAACCTCAAGCAAGAAAGATAAGAAACTACCTTTACGGCATTCTAGAGGATGCTTGGAGATATAATTATGACAAGAGGAGAGGACGAAGAAAGAAAACTAAATAACTCAGGACCCGAGATTAATCGGGGAGTGGAGTTACTTCTACGGAATAGAAAAAGGAGGCAATCTAGACCAAAAACTTTTCAAGTGAGATTTGGTAAAATGATTGCCCTCTTCAAAAGAGAGTTTCATTTTTATATTGAATTTCATTTTGACGTTAGAAAAAAATAACTCTCTGGAGAAAAAAGATGTTAGCAGTAACACTCACCATCACCACATTAATTTCTATAATGTTCTTTTTTGTTGGTGGTATGATAGGATGGATGGCCAAACAGCATTTCTATGAAAGAAGTTATATACCTTCTATGCATCCCGAGATGTTTGATAATAATGGAAACATTATTCCCGATGAAATTTTAGCAGTACGATTTGAAAACGATTATGACTACGACGACGAAGAAGACGAGGACGACTAGAACAAAACCAGTTGTTGAAACAACTGTTAAGGAAACTAAACTTCCTCCTAATCCATTTATGAACGAGATTCTTGATCTCGTTGCAGAACAAGAGACTGATGAGGATAAGGTAAAGATTTTAAAAGAATATGAAAACGATGCATTGAAAGCATTGTTCATTTGGAACTTTGATAGCACGGTTATTTCTGTTCTTCCTCAGGGTGAAGTTCCTTTCAGACCAAATGAAAATCCATTAGGAACTGACCATTCATCATTACGCAGAGAATTTAAACATCTTTATAACTTTGTGAAGGGTGGTAATGATACGCTCTCCACAATCCGTAGAGAGACTATCTTTATTCAAATTCTTGAGAGTCTGCATCCAAATGAAGCAGAAGTTCTTTGTCTCGTAAAGGATAAAGATTTAACATCTAAATATGATATTCCATTTGAAGTTGTTGAAAAAGCATACCCCGATATTCAATGGGGAGGCCGTTCTTGATGTGCAAAGTTGTTCATGAGAATTGTGAAAAGGAGGTAGCGAAAGATAAATCGCTACCTTTAAATTCTTATCTTGTTACTTATGTTCTCGATGATAAACTTACTTATGATATTGTAGTATGTAACAAACGTGTGGCTGTATTTGATATGTACTGGGATAAGTATAGAGAAAATCTTAGGGATATTAAATGGACCGAAGGAAAAGTCAACCCAAAAACATGGGGATATAAACCACCTGAAAAGAAAAAGAAATGAGTGAAGGATTTAGTGAAGAAAAAATTGATGTAGCAATCAATAAAGATGAAGTCAAAAATCTTCTTAAAAAATATAAAAAAATTAAAAAGTATATGAAGTCTCCATTGTTTGCGGTAAAAACGATGGATGGCACAGAAAAAATTGTTAGTGAACTTTTGAAAGGTGATGGGTAAACATTATTTACTGAACCTATATGGATGCTCATTCGTTCTTTTAGATGATGAACGTTGTCTTATAGATCTTCTTGAAAATGCAGCCGCAGCAAGTGGTGCTACCGTGGTCCAGACTATTTCTAAGAAGTTTGAACCACAAGGAGTTACTGTAATTTGTTTATTGTCAGAAAGTCATATCAGTATTCATACATGGCCTGAAGAAGGTAAGGCAGCAGTAGATGTTTATACTTGTGGAGATTGCAATCCTAAGATCGGATGTGATATAATCATTGAACAATTGTATGCAACAAATCATACATTAAGTTACATAGAAAGGTAACAAATGTTACAAAATTAATTCACTAAATAAACCAACGTTCATTTGCTATTTGCGAATAGCAAACGGAAGTACCATCTGGGAAGGAACGCACCAATACCAAAAGTAAAGGAGCACTTCAATGAAAATTAAAAACAACTGGCAACTTGTTCTGATTAAACAACAAAAAGAAAAAGAACAACGTAAGCATCAAGCAAAACTGGCGATGGCCATGCGCTGATATTCTGGGAGGGTTGACACCCTCCCTTTTTTTATGTAAAATAGTAGAAACATCTCATAACTTATGAAGAAAGAAAAACTTAAGTTACTTATCAGTAATCTAGAATTACTTCTTGATGAACTTAAATCAGAAGTTTATTCAGATGTAGATGCTTACCGATATGAGGAAATTGCTCCTTATATTACAGATTATGATGAAGTTTTTAGTGACGATGATGGATACCCGGATTGAATTTATGAAACCAGAAGTTAAACTTATTTCAGTAACACCAAATGCAGAGCAACATATTGCTTATTGTGCTCGTGTAAGTAATCCAAAAAACCAAGAGAACTCAAACTTTGAAGGATTGCTTAAATATTGTATTAAGCATCAACATTGGAGCATTTTTGAACATGCATTCCTTACAGTTGAAATTAATACCTCGTTGGCGATTGCTACGCAAATCTTGCGTCATAGGTCTTTCACGTTCCAACAATTCAGTCAAAGATATGCTGATAGCACAGAACTTCAAATTGAACTTCCTGTACCTGATCTTAGGAGACAAGATGAAAAAAATAGACAGAATAGCACAGATGATCTTGGAGATTATTTAAAACTTACTCTTCAAGAAAGAATTCGCAAACACTTCCAAGGTTCTCTTGCTCTCTATAATGAGATGCTTGAAATGGGTGTAGCAAAAGAATGTGCAAGGTTTGTTCTGCCACAGGCCACACAGACCCGTTTATACATGTCAGGGTCTCTAAGGTCATGGATGCACTACATTGACCTTAGAAGTGCTCACGGCACCCAGAAGGAGCATATGGAGGTCGCTGAGGCAATCAGATGCATCTTTACCTGTCAGTTCCCTACAATCTCTTCTGCACTTGGATGGAATCGTGAAGGTTGTCCAGAATGTCAGGATCAACCATCTCTTTATATTTCATAAATAATCCCATAGTTTCTTATAACTTATGCCAACTTATAGATTTGAAAATACAGAAACTGGTGAAATCTTTGAGAAGTGGATGTATATGAATGAAAAAGATCCATATCTCAAAGAAAATCCCAACCTCAAACCACTCATTCCAACACAAATGAATGTTGGTGAGGTGGGTGACTGGGCAAATAAACTTGTTCAGAAACATCCTGGATGGAATGATGTGCTCCATCGGGCATCCAAAATGCCTGGAGCTAAAGTAAAACCTATCACTTAATATATGGCAAGAGGAAGACGCAAGGGTGGCGAACAGCCAATCGGTGTAGGCATGACTACCCGAGCAATGAGAAAAAACAAAAAAGCAATTAATGCTGATTTGCTTTTAGACATTGATCCACTTACAGAGAATCAAGAAAATCTATTTGATTCTTATGACAAGAATAAAAATTTAGTTGCATACGGAGCAGCAGGTACTGGCAAAACATTTATCACACTCTATAATGCACTTAGAGATGTTTTAGATGAACGTAGCCCTTATGAAAAAATTTATATTGTTCGCTCTTTAGTTGCAACTCGTGAAATCGGTTTTCTTCCTGGAGATCATGAAGACAAGTCTTCCCTTTATCAGATTCCATACAAAAACATGGTGAAATACATGTTTCAAATGGCAGATGATGCTGCATTTGAAATGTTGTATGGAAATCTGAAAACTCAAGGAACAATTTCTTTTTGGAGTACTTCTTTTATTCGTGGAACAACTCTTGATAATGCAATCATTATCGTAGATGAATTTCAGAATTTAAATTTCCATGAACTTGATAGTATCATTACTCGCGTAGGTGAGAATACAAAGATTATGTTCTGTGGTGATGCTACTCAATCTGATTTGATAAAAACAAATGAGAAGAATGGTATTGTTGACTTTATGAGAATTCTTCGTGTTATGCCATCATTTGATGTGATTGAATTTGGTATTGAAGATATCGTAAGATCTGGTCTGTGTAAAGAATACATTATTGCAAAAACTGAATTGGGACTTTAATTAATGTTTAATCATGTAAAACTTGATCTTCCTCAGTTGGAACGTGAAACAATTGATGGTGTAAGATATTATAAAGTTCCAACTGAAGAAGAACTTCTTAAATTAGTTTCAATCACTTCCATTACCAGTCACTTTAACAAAGAAATCTTTGTGAAGTGGAGAGCAAAAGTAGGCGATCAAGAAGCAGATCGTGTTACTAGATCTGCAACCAGTCGTGGGACTGATATGCATACTTTGACTGAGAATTATCTTCTCAATAAAGCAGAACTTCCTCAGGTACAACCACTATCTGAGATGTTATTTAAAATTTCAAAACCAGCTCTTAATCGTATAAATAACATTTATGCTCTTGAGGGTGCTCTTTATAGTCAATTCTTAGGAATTGCAGGTACAGTAGATTGTATCGCAGAATTTGACGGAGAACTTTCAATTATTGACTTTAAGACTTCAAAAAAACCAAAACCACGAGAGTGGATTGATCACTACTTTGTTCAGTGTTGTGCATATGCTTGCATGTTGCATGAATTGACTGGTATTTCGGTTAAAAAATTTGTCATCATTATGGCTTGTGAAAACGGTGAAGTTGAAATCTATGAAGAAAGGGATAAAGGAAAATATGTTCGATTACTAACTCAATACATCAAAAAGTTCGTGAATGACAAACTTGCTGAAATTTCTTGACGAATGTGTAGTAATGAACTATAATGACATGAGATTTTATAGGTACAAATTTGCACATCACAGTGTTGGGGCCCATGGAAAATGAATTAGAAAAGGTACTGGAAAATAAATTTTTCTGTCCTTCCCGATTTGCACAGGAGATTGAATGTCTCGTGCAAATGAATGAGGATATGAGTTATATTGACGCTATCGTTCATTTTTGTGAGCAGAATAATATTGATCTAGAATCAGTACCCAAATTAATTTCAAAACCATTGAAGGAAAAGATTAAGTACGAAGCAATGGAGTTAAACTTCTTGAAGAAGACTTCCCGTGCGAAATTAGTCTTTTAATTTCATTTTTGGTCGCAAAAATTCCCGGCAAAAAAATCCCTATATTACTTTTTTGAATGGCTCCATTTGATTGCTATAAGACTTATCTTGCGCTCAAAAATCACTTTACAAAAGATAACTACGATTATTTTGTTTACTGTGGAAAGGTGAGGGCAAATCTACAGTCCTTCTATAAAAGAAAGGACCGTTTTTGGTTTGAAAAATTATCTCGTAATAAAACAGATCAAGAGGTAATTGACTTTTTTGTTGCCAATTTCATTGAAGCAGACGATCCTGCAAGTCTATGGATTGGTAACATTATTCGTGGTGGCGATACCTATTATAAAGATTGGCAAAAACGCATTCAATCTTTAAGTTATCAATTTAAAGAACAATCAGAAAAATTATTCAAAGAGAATAAATTTGAAGAAGTATTTGATTGTTCTAAGTCTCATCCAGTGTTGCTCAAGATGTTCCTGAGCGGGAAGATTAGCCTGGAAACCATGGTGATCTATGATAGAATATTCCTGTACGGGAAAAATTTTGATAAGAAATTGAAAGATCCTGTGTGGCAAACCGTAAGTTTAAAAATGAAAAAGTATTCACCGTTCATACATATAGATGTATTCCGGTACAAAAAAATTTTGAAAGAAGTTATCATAGGAGCACAATGAGTTTTTTTGATTCTGAAGTCGTCCGCGCAGAGATGGCTGAAATTTCCGAACTTCAGGAGGAAATTTATAATAGTGTCTTTACTTTCCCAACAATGGGACAAGAAGAGAAAATTCATCATGTAAAGTTGTTAGATCGTTTGCTGAAAAAGCAACAAATTCTTTATACAAGATTGAGTTTGTCTGATGATCCTGAAGCAAAAGAAATGAAACAAAAAATTACAGAATCTGCTGCTATGATGGGACTTCCTCCAAATGTTGACATGAATGTTATTTTTAACAATATGTCAAAACTCCTGGATATTATGAAAAAACAGATTGACAAAGCAGGTTCAGACCTGTAGAATAACGAAGTACACAAAGGCCAAATCCCACAAATACGAGGTACAAATGTCTAATTTTGCTAATCTTAAAAAGCAATCCAAACTCGGTTCGCTCACCGATAAACTTGTCAAAGAAGTTGAAAAAATGAGCACTGGTGGTTCTGGTGGTGCAGATGAACGTTTCTGGAAACCAGAGATGGATAAAACTGGTGTTGGTTCAGCAGTTATCCGTTTCCTTCCTGCACCTGATGGAGAAGATCTTCCTTGGGTTAAACTCTACAGTCATGCATTCCAAGGCCCTGGAGGTTGGTACATTGAGAACTCTTTGACTACTCTTGGTCAGAAAGATCCTATTTCGGAACACAATCGTGAACTCTGGAATACTGGTACTGAAGCAAATAAAGAAATCGTTCGTAAGCAAAAGCGTAAACTGTCATATTACAGCAACATCTATGTTGTGAAGGATCCTGCTCATCCTGAAAATGAAGGTAAAGTCTTCCTGTTTAAGTTTGGTAAGAAGATCTTTGATAAGATTCTGAATGCCATGCAACCTGAATTTGAAGATGAAGAACCGATCAATCCTTTTGACTTCTGGGGTGGTGCTAACTTCCGCCTGAAGATTCGTAAGGTTGAAGGTTACTGGAACTATGATAAGTCGGAGTTTGATTCTCCTTTGGCTCTGCTGGATGATGATGATGCATTGGAAGCACTGTGGAAGAAAGAGTATTCTCTGGCTGCTATCATTGCTCCAGATCAATTCAAGTCTTATGAAGATCTTGAGAAGCGTCTGAAGTATGTTCTGGGGCAGAAAACTGCTGCTCGTGCAGTTGCTGAACAGGAAGAAGTATATGAATCCTATACTCAACCTGTTTCTAAAGAGGAAAGTGTAATGGAAGAACTGGAGCAATCCTATGCTCGCAGTAAGTCTCCTTCTCTTCCCAAAGTTACATCAGTTCCTGATGATGACGATGAGGATGATGCAATGAAATACTTCCAAAAACTAGTTGACGATTGATCACTCGTAAAGTCTAATATTATCGCCTCTTTTCAAGGTGGAGTTCACGTATTGAGCTCCACCTTCTTTGTATGTCATAATATCTTCAGTGTCATTAAAGACAACATTTAAATATTGTGACTTAAGAATGAAAATATTTCTCTTATCTTCTTGAATTTTATTTTCATAGGTATAATTAGTAACTGGTTGAGCAACATCAGTTACTGTTATATCTTGTTCAGTTATAAAATCATAATAACTAACTGAATAATTTTCATCAACTTCGAGACCTTTAGGGATAATTATATTTCCACTATAATTCAGAATTTCCCTACTTTCATAGTGATGAACACCATTATAGAGAGTATTATAGTCTCCATATTTACTTAAAACATACTTATCGAAGACTTGTTGAGTCATTGGCCATTCTGTCTGAATATTCAAAATATTGTTTGAAAGCAGAACGATCCAATCTAATGTTTCTTCTCCATATGCCTTATATGCAACATTATCAGGTCTTTCATCGCCAATGATGGAATATTTTGTGAAGAATGTAAGATTGCCAAAAATGTCTTCTCTTAACTTTCCACGTTTGAAAAGATTTTTGACTTCGATATAATCAGATATATTTTTTTCATCAGCATTTCTGCTGACATATTCAAATTTAGGAACTTGTCTGAAATATGATGCCATTTTAGTAACCTATGAAAGAATCATCATCTAATTTTCCTGAATCATTCTTATAATCATCTTCAAATACTGGATCAAGTTCAGTAAATGATAAGGTCAGTTCATATGCTGACATTGCACCATCATAAAACGTTGCATAATTTCCTGCAGGAGTATAATTAACTTGACAACTGGTTAATGCACAGGTTTTAATTTTATTAATCCAAGGATGATCCTTATTAGTGTCCCCTAAGATGTATTTAACATCAAAGATATTTGGTGTCTTTAAGAAAAGATTTGTATTTGCTCTCTTGATCGACATTCCCTGTTTAAAAAATCGAATAATTTTTTTGATTTCTGCCGCTTCATCGGGTTCACGGGCAGACATTGTAAAACTAAATCCAAAGGTTCTAAGTTGCGGGCCATTAAAGAGTAATTCTGTATTTGGATTGATCAGTGCTCCAGTAACTCTTGTCAGAAAACCTTTATTTCCTCCTGCTGCTTCTCCAGCAAGAAATGCTGCTGCTGCTTTTTTCAATGTATCACTTCCACCGCTACTTTGAAGAAATGTAGCCACAGCAGATGCTTCTTGACCAACAGCCGCACCACCTTTTGTTATAATATTATATGATGCAGAAGCTGCCATTGCAGCAAAAGCATTCATATCATCATTACCCCAACCAACACTATTATTATCACTGATTTGCGGAGTAATTGGAAGAGTTACGGATCCCATTGTATCTTTGATTTCTCTTTTTCCAAAAACATCTCCTGTTTTAAAATTCTCAACATCCAAAGATTTTGGACTATATCTAAACATCGAAAATTTTACTCTATCTTGCTTTTCGGGAAATGGTTTTGGATAATAATAATCTCCATATTTTTTTCTAACATCTTTGTCTTCTATTGTTTGTCCAAATTCTGATAAAGCTTTTGCTCCAGCAGTATTATCTTCAAAATTTACAGTATTGTCTGGTGCAAGTGCAACTGTTTCGCCATTAAGTAATTGTTGTGATCTTTGTTGCGCTGTACTAGCAGTAACACCCTCTTTAACTTGTGCTTTTTGTGCGGTGATAAGTGCCTGATTTTTTACCGCTTTGATATTATCTGAATTTGAAAAATATTCTTTTTCTCCTGGCAAAGTATATGTTGGATTGGGCACAAATTTTCCTGCATTTGGCCCTGTTGCTGGAATAGTACCAACAGTTCTATCTGTAGAAGCTGATGGTTGAAGAAATAAACCAAATTGTATCGGTTCTTTTAGGGTAATTTCTCCATTGGTGCTATTAACCAAAGTATAATATTGAGTATCTCCTAAAGTACCACCTGGGGAAAATCTTGTACCATCTCTAGTGCCGTAAGTTGCCGTTGCCATTAGATATGACTTTTTTATCTATTTAGTGATGATTTTTGCATAACGTAATGAACGCAAGTATTCAATCTCATCATTATAAACAACATGCATTTTTCCAGCAACTTCTTGCCAAGTATAATTTCTTGATTGTCCCCAATGAAAATTAATACCTTTAAATCCCCATTTTTCCACAGCAGTTACTGCAACCAATGGATGCTGGTCATAAGTAATATCTGGAGTTTTTGAAATGTAAATGAAGGTATAATAATTTCCTACATCTGGAATGAATTCAGATTCAGTAAAAACTTCCAAAATATTCATCATAATATCATCAGGACTCATATTATCTTCAAGTTTTCTTTGTAGTTTTGAAACTCTTGATGATGCCATTACTTGATGCCCAATTCTTGTTCTGTTATGATCTTGAACTCCAGCATATGATCCTTGCAAAATTCATCTGCAGCCTTCCATTTTGCTTGATTAGTTGCAAATGTATAAACCTCATGCAAATATGATTTAGTTGTTCTTGATCGTGGTTTTGGTGGTTCAGTCTGTTTTTTGGGTTTAATTTCGATAATATATTTTTTAATATCACCATTACTTTCTTTGACTTTAATGATAAAATCTGGAAAATAAGTTCTTACCTTCTGCCTTACTGGATCGTAATATTTGATACGAATTTCTTCAGAACCCCAGGCAATAATATTTTCATTTAGATCACACCACCGACAAAAAATTCTTTCCCAACTACTTCTACAAATAATATTATTAGGATCCCCTTGATACTTCTTAGGATTAACAGGTTTATAGCGACTTTTAATACTCTCTGCCATTATCCTGCATACATAATATATACGGTCAAAGTATTTATAAATGCCTGCCCTTTCTCCCCAACTGAAGAAGGTATCTGATATTAAAGCAAAGTTATTGCAACCAGCATTAACTTCACATTTTCAGTGCACATTTACTATTCCAGAAACAGTTAAAAAACAACTTGGATTTAATAATATTATTGGCGATATCGGAGATACTTTGTTGATTTCTTGTTCTGAAGCAAGTCTTCCAGGATCATCATTAGCAACTCACGAATTGAATAATGATTTCACTGGAGTTACTCAGAAACATGCATATAGAAGACTTTATGATGATAGAGCTGATTTTACTTTCTATGTTGATAATCAATATAGTCAAATTAGAATATTTGAAGGTTGGATACGATATATTGCAGGAGAACAACTTTCTTTTGGAGAAGCAAATAATGTGTCTTATCGTGTAAATTATCCCAAAAATTATAAGACAAACATTTACATCAGCAAATTTGAAAGAGACTTTGGTGTAGGAAATGCAATGGATTATACCTTTGTAAATGCATTTCCAATTGCAGTAAATTCAATGCCAGTTTCCTATGATACTTCTTCACTATTAAAATGTACTGTGTCATTTGCATATGATAGGTATCTTGCAGGAAATGTTCAGGTCCAATCTGAACCATATTCTTTAGGTGGAAATGTTCCAAGAGAATTTACAACAACAGATTATATTGCTGCTGGAAACTTAAATATTGCTCCCAATCAAACCAATTTATCGGCAAACTTTACTCCAGAATCTACACCAAATACTACAGTAAATAATAATATAACATCTAAAACTAATGATCTTCCTATTAGGCGTTAATGTTGCCTAATAAATAATCACACTGAACTTTATAGGATATTATGCCTTTACCAAAGATTTCGACGCCAACATATGAGTTGGAATTGCCTTCAACTGGACAATCTATAGAATATAGACCTTTCCTTGTAAGAGAAGAAAAACTTCTTGTGATTGCAATGGAAAGTGAAGATACCAAACAAATCACGAATGCAATTAAGACGGTTATTAAAAATTGCATTCAGACCAAAAATATTAAAGTAGAAACATTGCCTACGTTTGATATTGAGTTTTTGTTTCTCAATATTCGTGGCAAGTCTGTTGGAGAAGACATTGAAGTCAATATTATTTGTCCCGATGATAATGAAACAACGGTTCCTGTAAAAATCAATCTTGATGATATTCAAGTTCAAAAGAACGAAGAACATACAAATAAGATTAAGTTGGACAAATCAGTTATGATGGAAATGAAGTATCCATCATTGGATCAGTTTATTAAAAACAACTTTGATTTATCTGCTAACAATACAATGGATCAATCATTTGAATTGATTGCTTCTTGTATTGATAAAATCTATACTGAAGATGAGGTATGGGCTACAGGTGATGTTACTAAGAAAGAACTGATTGAGTTCTTGGATCAAATGAATTCAACTCAATTTAAAGAAATTGAAAAATTCTTTGAGACAATGCCTAAACTGAGTCATACAATTAAAGTCACCAATCCAAAGACTGAAGTGGAAAGTGAAGTTGTTCTAGAAGGGTTATCGTCTTTTTTCGCATAGGCATGGTCCATATGGACCTAGAGAATTATTATCAGCTAAATTTTTCCTTAATGCAGTACCATAAATACTCATTAACAGAGATTGAAAATATGATACCTTGGGAAAGAGATGTATACGTCGCTCTCCTGAAAAATCATCTAGAGGAAGAAGAACTCAAGCAAAAGTCGCAAAGTAATGGCTGGTAATCCTTCTACAGAAAATATAGATGAAAGGCTTATCAGGTCTCTTGGACTTGAAAGCGAATTTGAATTGAGTTATGAAGAATATATTCGTCATCTGAAAGAAGCAATGGTTGCTGCTCGGATGACGAAATCTCGTTATTCTTCAGAAGAGGCAATGCTTTTTGGTGCAGAATTTAAAAGAGTAAGAGGAAAGAAAGGTAGATTTAGAATTAGAGTTAAAAGAGTTAAAGTTACTGCATCAAATCTTGGTCTTGGTAATTTTGGAAAACCATTGAGAGCAGCACAAAAAAGATTAATGTTGGCACCTGGAAAGGGATCTTCTGTTGGTACGGAAGATATCTTTTCAAAAATAGATGATCTTCTTGCATCTATTCTTGGTAATATCACAGAACAAAATAAAGAAGCAAAAAAACAAACAGACTTAGAAAGAAAGGATAAGGAAAATCAAAAACGTAAACAAAAAGAACTTGGTCTTGAAAAGACAAAAGAAGGTTTAAAAGCTGCAATTCAAGCAGTTACTAAACCATTCCAATCTCTTTTAGATAAGATCATTAATTTCTTTGTAATGACATTTCTTGGCAGAGCAGTCATTAAACTATTAGAATGGTTTGGTAATCCAGAAAATAAAAAGAAAATTGATACAATTGTTAGGTTCTTAAAAGATTGGTGGCCTGCAATTGTTGGTGGATTTGTTCTATTCGGAACGAAATTTGGAAAAGGAGTAAGAATTTTAACTCGTATTGCATTCTCTGCAATTGGTAAATTAGGAAAAGCAATTCCTGCACTTTTAAGATTTGGTAAAAATAATCCAAAGGCTGCTCTTGGAATTGCTGCTGGAACATGGGCTGCAACTCAACTTGCTCAAAGAGCATTTACAAGTAAGGAACCAGAACAAAAACTTTGGGGTGGTGGACTTGCTAGAAAGTTATTTGCTTCTGGTGGAAGAGTAAGTGGACCTGGAGGAATTGATAGAGTTCCTGCATGGTTAACACATGGCGAATTCGTGATGTCTAAAGGTGCTGTTGATAAGTATGGAGTCGGCACATTAGAAGCAATGAATGCCGCAGGTGGAGGAACAAATGTTCCAATGATTGGATCTGGAGGAGTATATGCTGCAGGTGGAGGAGCAATTGGCCAAGCAGCAAATTTAATCACCAATGAAGAGGCTCTTTCTTCATTAAGTCCCGGTACAAATGATTATGTTGTTCCGGGAGGAAAAAGCGTTGTCAGTGGAATGGATTGGTCTAAGATCAAACCACAAACCACTCTTCATGCATATCCAGATAGTAGAGGAATACCAACAATTGGTTGGGGTTCAACTTTCTATGACAAACTTACTAATGGAATTAAACCAGTTAAACTTGGAGATACAATTACAAAAGGAAAAGCAGATCAAATTTTAAATAGTCATATTGGAGAAATTTCATCACTTTATAGTAGAAAGATGAAAAATTGGAAAAATATGTCTGCTGGCCAACAAGCAGCAGTTCTTTCTATTGGTTACAATGCTGGACCTAATGCTCCGTTGGGTGCATATCCAAAATTATCTGCAGCACTTGCATCTGGAAATATGCCACTTGCTGCTCAAAATGCTATCAGATCTGGTCCAAGTGCTGCAAGAATTAAAAATGAGCAAAGACTACTATTAAGTGGGCCAAAAGATACTTCAAAACCATCAGCACCAACACCAGCACCAGCACAATTAAATCCTTTACAAAAAGCAGGGCAAACTCTGGCATCTATTTTTAGACCACCAGCAAAGAAAAAACCAATTATAGTAAATGCATCTGCTGGAGGTTCTGGATCTGGTGCAAGTGGAAACAATTCAACAGCACAAAAACCGTTACCAAATTTTCCTGCAACTCATAGAAAAGGAACAAGAGTTGCTGAAGCAGTATACGGAGTTAAAAAATAATGGCAATTAATGCACAAAAACTTCTAGGAACTTCTTCCATTGTTAAATCTAACAAAGTTTTATTGCCAGGGTCTGGTGGTGGTGCATTAGTTAGAATTGAAAAAAAAGTTATTAGAATTAATAGTCTTGTAAAAAGTAATTTACTTCTACAAAAGAAAAGGGGCCAACTTGCAATTAGACAAAAGGAAAATATTGAACTTGAAAAGAAGGAAAAGGACTTAGAAAAACAAAAACCAAAAGGTCTTAATGGCATTAAAGTGCCAAAACTTCCTGGTTTTGGTTTTATGGGATGGATTAAGAACTGGATATTTAATACTCTTCTTGGTTTCATTACTGTAAGATTAATTGATTATCTTCCAAAAATGATGAATTTTGTGTCAATAGCAGGTCCTGTAATGGATACTATTATTAATTTTTCTGGAATGTTATTGAATGGAATGGTATCATTTGTAGATGCTGGTTATAAAGCAGTTGATGCTACTCGTGGTTTAGTTGGCAAAACA